TGGTGGTGCATATGATACGCTGTACGAACCACTTTTACATCGCACGATCAAGATATCCATTAAGATTAGTGATATCTTTTTAAATAAGTTCCTTTGCACTTTCAATTTTAAATTCTTCTGATGGGTTCCAAATTTCCATGAATGCATCAAAATTATTTTGGCTTCTAAATGTAACTACTTGATCAGCCCAACCACTTACATGACCTTCTTTAGGTAATACAGGAATGTGATTCCAATCTAATGCACGTCTTAAACTTTTATACCCATCTTCTTGCAATTCTGTAATATCTACAACATCATCAATATTATTATGCTCACGAATATATTCGTACAAGTCTTTTACAGTCATTCTGATTTTCATAGTTCCATACACCCTTTCCATACCTTGTTTAGTAACCAACCATGTGCCTTTTGATTTTCTGCATTCATCTTTTGTAAATCTTGGTGGCGTATTCCGTTGTCCTGAACACGCTTGTTTTACTGTAACAGGACTTACACCCCACCGTTCAGCAGCCTCTGCCGATGTCATTACATCTTCAAATTTCATCTAATCACTCCTTATCTTGATTACATTATACATCTAATTCGATGTAACGTCAACAAAAAAAATAAGCCTACTAACAAAGATTTTTATCTAAGCTAGTAGGCTTTTATTTATGCTGCTCAACTGACAACTAATAGTTGATAGTTGCGTGTATCCACCATTACACGCTATGGAGATGTATGGATCACTTCCTCAGTTCTTAGTCGCAAGATAAATAACAGTACCGCCTAAAAGGATATTCAAAAACTTACTTTTGCGTTGCTCCATCTTGGCTTTGTGTATTTCTTTCTTTTGCTCGTTCAAGTATATTTCGGCTTTCGCCAATGATAACTTTTGCTCGTTCAGCATCTGCTCTTGCTTCTGCAGTAAGTTCCGTGCTTCTGTCAATTGCGTTCTCTGTTCGTTGATTAAGTTCAATGCTTCGACTAATTCGTTCTTCTGTTCGTTCGTTGATAGCTTCGCTACTCTCAACTGCATTTCTAACTCGTTGATTGTAGTCAATTGCCTGTTGATTGTACTCTCTAGCGTGTCGAAGTTCGTTTTCAGCGTTACGTATTCCTGTGGTGTCAATGTTACTGCTTCTGTTGGTGTAGAACCATACACAGAGGAAGCACACAATGATAAGAATAACAGGAACGCACCAAGGATACTTTTCAGTAAATTGTTTAACTTTAACATACATATATACCCCCTATATATTACTTCCCCATTGTTGAGCATAATATTTTGCTTTCATGCGAATTACATTACCGCCACTACCAGCTTCATCACCCTCACGGACTACCCACAAATCCCAACGTTCGCAAGTAGAGTTAGGGCCGTATGGTTCATGAGCATACCAACCGTCCATGTTATCAGCTGCTTCTGCGTGAGTTAGTACATTACTGATACTAGCTGGCAAGCCTAAATCAACACACAATACTGCCACAACTTGTGCTAGTGTTTCAATCTGTGCATCTGTTGGTGGGTAATTGCCTAAGTTGTTTACCCATTGTGCATTATAGGCACAGTCTAAAGAGATACCAACAGCACCACTATTACGCATCCATGTATGGTTCTTATGGTCTGTTAGTTCGCCGTCAATGTAAATATTGCCATCACCATCAATATTGATATGGTAATCATAAAATTGTTGGTTATATCTTCCAGCCGTCCAATGTAGATATATCTTATCAATTTCACCTACTGCACGGCTGCAGTAAGCATTTAATTCGTTCAAACTAATGTTTATCATCCACATTGCCCCTTTCAATCATAGGTATCTTTGGTGGTTCTTCTAACTTATCTGGAACGCCATTACCATCTTTATCTATCCACAATGCAAGGAAGCCTACAAGTGCAGTTAGAACAGATGGAATAAAGATGTGATCTATGATATTAATACCAACACTAATTATCTTATTGGCATCATCAGATACATAACCGCTAATAAAAGCCATTATGTACTCAACCACTACTAGTAAAATAGGTACTAGCATGATTAGTACTAGTACCCTTGTAGCTAAAACACCTGTTGGGTGGATGTTAGCCACCCTTACAGATTGATATGATTTTTTAACGGTATTGATGAGATTTGGTGGTATGTTCATGTAGCTCCTCCTTAATATCATCAACTCGAGATTCAATGCTATCCACACGTGAGGTTAATTTCACATGCTCGGTATATGCCTTTGTGCGTTGCTCACGAGATAACTTAATTTCTTCTTTTAGATCTTTTAACGTTTCAATTAAGCTACCCATTTTCTCTTGAATCATTAAATTATCTTGCAGTCTTTGCAAATCTAATTTTTCAAGCAACGGAATAACCAACACTTTATATCCAAGTCCCGCAACCACCGCAACTATAGATAATGTGGTTAATATGTCGTTCAGCTCAAACTGCCATGTCCACAAATCGTTGTATTTTCTGTAGTAGATGGTAAAGGTCGTTCTACATTTTGTCCTTCCATGTATTGGACTTCACCATCGTTAATTTGAAATGGTAGGGATGTAAGATATGTAATTTGCACCATGCCTTCAGAAACTCTAATGTAAGGTTCATATATACCATCATCTTTAATTAAATTTAAACCGTTTGCTTGAGCTGTTATAAATTCAAGAAGAATACCTTCAAGACTATCACTCTTCACAAATGCATTATAATCTAATAATAAATTTTTAATTTTAGCGACAGTTTCAAGGTTTACATTATCACCTTGTGGCCCTTTACGGCCACGCTCACCAGTCTCTCCTTTTTCTCCTCGTTCACCTTTTAAAGCGGCTAACTGCTCTTTAGTAAAATCAGTGTACTTAAACGGCTCGCCCTTAGGGCCTGGTTCTCCGTTTTCCCCAGTATCACCTTTAGGGCCTTTGAGTGCGTTAAGCTGTTCCGGTGTAAAATCAGAATATTTAAAAGGCTCGCCTTTAGGGCCGGGAATACCTTGTTCGCCTTTATCGCCTTTTTCTCCCTTTAATTCTAGTTTTTGTTCTTCGGTTAATTCCTCAAAACGTAACGGCTCGCCTTTCGGTCCTTGTACTCCATCTTCACCTTTAGGACCAGGGTCGCCTTTTGGCCCTTGCAATTTAATAATTTGAGTTGCATCTTTAACATCAACTTTATCTTCTGCACCCATATAAATATTAATAGTATTTTCGCTCATTTTATTTACCTCGATTACTAATACCTTGTTTGATAATAATCTTACCTTTGACTAAACATTTAACAGGTCGATTACCTGCCCAAATAAACAAATCCCAATAATAAGTACCGCTATCAATCGAATTAGTATCTAATGTTAGATTGAGTTTGCTCTTTTCTCCTTCTAATAATTCAGATGTACTATTCGTAATCACAAAACGTTCTATTATTTCATCGTCCCAGCTATACCTTCTTATGCAGGCGAATACATCCTCCGCATTAACTACTGTATCGCATCCAATAGTCAACGCAATGTATTCGCCTTGATACACCTGGATATTATGTTCGACTGGTAATTTCATCTTCGTGTACCTCGCCCATTAATTCGTTATGGATACAATCCTCCGTAGGGCAAGTTCCGTCATCGTTTAGCACTTCCCAGCAGTACTCACAAAATTCCATAACCGGCACTTTGCTTTCTCCAATAAATTTAGGCATATTACTGCACCTCCTTAATACGAGTTACCATTTCGGTATTTAATTCGATATATTGTGCACTAATGGCTGCAGTAGGTTTGCCCATTAATAACAAACGGCGCTGAGCCTCTTCTAAGGATTTGAAGCGCGGCTCGTATTCAGATTTAATCGCATTAATCTTATCTTCCTTTGTAGGAATATACGGATCAGGCGCAACGAATTTGCCGTTTACATACACTTTACCGGCCATGAATTCATCAAGCATTGCATCCCCATTTTCGGAATACACATATTGTGCATTTGGATAATCGTGTTCAGCTTGCGCCATAATTGCTTCACGACTCAAGGTGCTATCACACAGGGATGTAATACGCTCCCCTTTGTCATTTAAAATAAATACATATTGATTCATAGTAGTATCCTTTCGGAGGTGAAATTATGCGCCGTTACGCTATTATGCTTAAACGTAGACAACGCAATACAATTACATTAAGACAACTATTTAATGAGTGGCTGCCTATTCACTCTCAGACTATTTCTAATAGCGCTGTTAGGTCTTATCACATTGCCTTTAAACACATATCCAACATATCGGATATGCCTATCACGAATATTCATTTTCAGCACCTTCAAAATGTGATTAGTTCCATGCACGCAAAAGGACTTTCCTACTCATCTTGTAAGAAAGTCCGCTCGTTATTCAATCAATTATTAAATTACGCAATCATCAAAGATTACCCTATCACTAATTACTCCCAGCATCTAAATCTAGGCCCTAATATACCAACTATTAAAAGAAGAATATTCACTCGTCAACAAATTAATAAATTATGGGTAATAGATACTTCTTATACACATATGATTTTAATACTGCTATACACAGGCCTCCGTATAGGTGAGCTTCTTAATTTACGCAAGCAAGATATCAATAGACGGTCATCATACCTTATTGTGAGACACGCTAAAACGAAAGCCGGTGAGGGCCGTATCATTCCGTTACATCACCGCATCATGCCACTAATAGAACAGTTATATAGAGATACTGATGAGTATCTGTTTGCTATAAGCTACACGACGTTTCGTAAGCATTTCCAGGATATTATGAAACAGTTAAATTGTAAGCATACTATCCATGACACTCGACACACTTTCGCAAGTCTGCTGGATTCTGTCGCACCACCTAACGCTTTACGTTCATTGTTAGGCCATAAACAAGGCGATATCACCACTAGGGTATACACGCATAAAACTATTCGTGAGTTACGAAAAGCCATAGAATTATTAAAATAACTCCCCAGTGGGGACGAGATAACTATGATTCTGATGAGAATAGTCATTGG